GCACAGCTCCCATCTTTTATCGCCTGCTGTGCTAGCAGGAGAGACAATATCAGGAAGTGATTCTGCTGCGCCTGAAGTAGCATTAAGACGATAAAGATAAAAGTAATTACCAGACACGGGAACTAATGCAACATCACCATCAGCAAGCCCACTACCCAGAATGCCCTGTAAACATCCTGCGGATATTCCGTCTAATGAAGTGCATGGGTAAAAATTATTAGCCATTACATAAATCCTTTGTGAAGATTAACGGTTCTTTCAAGTCCCTTGTATTGCAAGTTTTTTCTTTTTAAATCGCTCATTTGTTTGTTAAATAGGGCGTTATATATTGAAGCCATCTTTGCATTAAACGTCTGTTCACCATGCTTCATAAAAGCCATAGCAACAATTCCGTCAACAATCATCGGGTGATATTTGGCAGCGATTGTTGGCGTTTGCGAAGACATGCTTGTAGTAGTCATGGCTGTAGCCGGATATTTGTAAACACCAAGTCTTATTGTATAAACATCGTCTGGTGTTGGATATAACGTAATATACCCATTCTTATAATCGAGCATGTACCATATTGGCTCATCGGCTGTATCGGCTTGCCAATCTGGATTAACCATTTCTGTAATTGATTTCTTTTTAAGGTATGAAGATTCGTAATCAGATACAATAGGATAACCAGCATCCTGACCTGCGGTATAAGTGCCATTAGTAAGGATTTCCGCAGCAGTGTAAGCACCTGAACGGTTATAAATAATGTATTTGTAGTCTGTTAATTTGGAGTCGATTGTTGAGGTTACAGAACTAGAGCCGCCTGTAATCGTATCACCTGCTTCCCAATCAGCGGCAGGTGCATCGGAAAGAGTTATTAGTTCTTTTGTAACTACCTTAGCTGACGTAACGTAAATAACGTCATCGTCAAGTGCGTAGTTGTTTACGGCGTCTGCCGTAATGATTTCACAGGCAGTGCTATCGAGTTGCTCCTCGAATACGAGTGCTTCACGACAAATATTGTTTATTACTTCATTACAGTAATAAACAAGTTCCTCATCTATCCAAAGATAGGGAACTTCATAGTTATTTAGTTTCCGCCTTGCGGCATTAACTATTTCCTGTAGAGTCATTTGCGTCTCCTGAAGCACCATGACTCATATCAGAGACCGGTGCTGATTTAGTCTTTTTGGTCTGCTTTTCAGCGCCAGTCTTTCTTACCCATTTACCTTTTGTGTTCTTAACCCAACCCTTTCCGGGTCTGGATTCGGTTACAACCTTTTTCGGTTCTTCTTGTTTTGGCTCAACAAGTTCTAACCCCTGTCCTGCAAGGATTGCCTGAAGTTCCTCTTTGGTAACTTCTCTAAGTTCCATTCCGGGAAACTTCTCTAATTCAGGAGTCCAGCCAAAAGGTGAGCCGACCCCATCTTTAAGTAAAATTTTATATTTCATAACAAGCCTTTTTGCGGCAAATCATATCCGTACATTTTACCGTCTTTAGTCTTGAGAATTCTGCTAAAAGAACCATTGACCTGTGTTTCAATGCCAGTTCCCATTGCGTAACCAAGCCAGAATTCCACGCCACCTTTCTGCTCAGCGTATTCAGTGTTGTTTGCCATATTAACTCCCCAGCATTTTATCTGGGTGTATTTCTCATATATGGCAAGGGCTATCGCATAATCAACGGTGCTGTTAAAATAATCTACCTTAAAATAGTCAAGAATATCATCAAGCGGATAGTTATCCAAGCATATATAAGGTATGTTATTTTTCTCAGCGAGTTTCCTAGACGTAATAGCTCCAAGTCTTTCTATCTCTCCCCACCTACCGTCATCATAGACATTCATATCTATAACTAGGTCAACAGGTCTTTGCAGGTTGATGAGAGTGAGTCCCCACACAAGTTCATTGCGTGGAGACTCTTCCCATCCTTTACCTCTTCCTACGATATTAACAACCATTATGTTGTAGTATCAAGAACCGGATACGGACTTGCAACGTTAGGTGTAGTAATAGTATTACCCACGCAACGAGCATCATTAACATCAAGAGCCGTAGCATAGTCGTCAGTAAGCTCTACAATATGGTTATTATATATGTAGAACAAATCTGAGTTATCGTCAATAACCAGAGCAGTTGCCTGCAAGAAGTTATTGGAGATTATGCTCGCCCAAGAAGTAGTCGTAGAACTATTAACAACAATACCAGCAGCCGCAGAATCAGTCATAATGTTACCGTCAATGATTGTTCTACCAGCTTCGCCAGCACCGAATGTAATGTAAGACGTTACAAACGCACCACGGAAATCGCATCCAAGAACCTTCAAGAACGGAGAAGCAGTTGCCTGAATACCAATCGTAGTCGTTGCCGTAGCATCAAACGTACAACCGATAAACTGAATACCACTTGAAGAACTTGCCAAAGTAACAATCGGAGACGCCTTAGCTGGCGCTAGGAAAAAGATATTGAAGAATCTCGTACCATAGTTGCCAGCGTTAACAGGAACATGATTTCCGGTAATACCGGGGCTTACATTGGCATCGTAAGAACCAACGCCGATAACGTCACACTTATTCGGGAACGCCACAAGGTCAGCGGTTTCAGTATCTGCACGATAGAATATTCTATTGCGAGATGCCCAGCCACGACCATAACCACGAGCATCAGCAGCTATATTTGCGTTACTCAGCGTAATAGCCTGCGCCAGTGTTTTCTTCGGAGTATCCCAAGATAAACCATCATTGCCAGCTGAACCATAGTTGTTATCAACATAATAGTCCATACCACCATAGGGGTTTACGCCGGGAGTAATGTCTCCGCCGTACTGATTTAGAAGTTTCTCGCAATAAAGATTCTTTGCGCCGAAACTCTGATACCTGTAATTACCCATTTATTTTTCCTCATTTATTCGGAGTGAAGAATTTAGACCTCATCTCCTACAAGTTAAAGGGGCTGGTTTATCCAGCCCCCTATGTTAAATTACGTTCTGGTCTCACGCATATCGACAACAAGCGCATACACATCAATGACCGCATTGGTCAATGCAGCTGTAGCAACAGTGATGTCAATGGTGTCAGCAGCTGTCAACACAGTACCGTTGATAGCCAGAGCATCTCCGGTCATACCAAAGATTTCGCCAGTCGTATCAGGTGATGTAGCCTTAATGAATTCATCAGGATCGTCACCGATACCAACTTCTATCGTAGCAGTAGTGTTTGTAGCCTCAGCCTCAACGACATACGCCCAGACGTTCATGATATAGAACCCGGCAGGAACGTAAATTACTTCATAAGTATCCGTGCTGGTATTCGTTCCGCCTGTAAGGGCAGCGTCAACACGCCCCTTCAGAAGACCGAGCCTTCCGTCAAGCATTCCAATTCCATTACCGACATCAGTCGTATAACCAGTCGGCAGAGTCTCGGTGCTTAAGGAAGCTTTCCCTGTAAAATTAACTTTAAGAGCCATAGTTCAGTTCCTCCTTATTTGCGAACATACATATAGCCAAGACCCTGAGAATTGACTACTTTGCTTCCATAGACATTAAGACCACGCACAATCTGTGCGAATGTCAATTCGGAAGTCAGTTTCTGAACCTTAATATACTGGTTGGCAAAACTGGTAGCGTCCTTGTGTCCAAACATTACATAGTAACATTTGAACCCTGAAGCATCGGTCGTAGCCGCAACAGTAGGTAAAAGGTTAGATTTTAATATATTGAATCTGCCAATCTTGCCGAGCAGATTACTTCTTAACACGGACTTGGAATCGCCGGAAAGTGAAGCGTCCTGAAGGTCGGATTTCTGAATAAGTCCAGCCATCCATTCGGGAACGAGCATCCAGCAATCTTCGTCCTGCACTTTGTTCTCACCCAGAACCGTGCCGCAATCCACGATGTAATCAAGGACATTAGCCGCAGTAATCTGAATAGGCGAACCGGAAGCACCAAGGTTAAAACCAGCCGAAATAGCTCCGGCATTCGCACCATAGTTGCTCGCATGCGCATCAGCGGGCATGGTCGCAAGAACATCAGTTTCAACGGCAATAGCGTTATCTCTACCAGCCGCATCTGTAAATTTGTTTAGTAAATCAATATCACTCTGGACTGAATCAACATCATCAACATAGATGTTAAAATACTTACCTTTGTCAATAAGCATAGTAACAGCAGCCTGTTCTGGATGCTGAATGTCAAGAGTCATACCCTTCTGGTAATCACCGATAGAAATATCGGGAATACCTCTGATAATAACTGTATCACCCTGATTTTTAATCTCATTTTGGTAATCAGTGTTACTTATAGCCGTGAGGTTACAAGTATTGTAAAATTTCTTCTGCATTTTCGCAGACCAAATTTCACTAATAAACTTAGAACTACCAGCGGAGCTATAATCTGGATGACCAACAACTCTGTCAACACTCATTATATATATTCTCCTTGTTTAATTTTTTTTAGAGAATTAACAATGCAACAGAGTCGGTCTATAAAATTACCGTTTAAGTTCGCCCTTAACAAGCGCGGCTTCCAGCATAGCTTCCATTTCAGCTTCTGTTTTGCCGAACCAGTTTTTCGGGTTATATCTTCCGGGTTTAGATGTTTCTTTATAGAATTTCTCATACATTGCAATCGTTAATTCTGGTTTTCCGCTACCGCCTTTTGAATTAGCACCTGTTTCTGCTTTAGGCGGAGCGACATATTTTTTTAACTTTTCCTGTCCATCAACGGGCTTCCCCGCAGGAGTTTTTGTATTCATGTATTCCAAGAAAAACTTTGAGGCAACTTCAGCGTCAAGCGTACTTCCCGCTTCCTGCAAAAGTTCTAATTTTGTTTTTCTGCTGTAAGGCGTTGGAGCATTTAAGTAATCAATAAACTCCGGGTCTATATTTATTTCGCGCCAATTTGGAACTCCAAATCTAACCATATCAGCATCAAAGCGTGATTCTCTCGTCATGTTCAAATCGGCTTGCATTGGTGCAAGAGATTTGTTTAACTGAGTCTGCCAATACGTATCACGTGCGGCTAACTCGCTGGCATGTCTTTCCTCAATCTTGCGGATAGTCTTGCCAATATCGGGATATTCTGCTTCCAGAGCATCCAAATCACCTTTAATTTCTGAACGGCTGGATGAAGATTCAATGTCGCTAATCTTCTTTTCAAGTTCCGAAATCTTATCCGAAAGCTGTATCGCATTGTCTTTCCAATGCTTTACGTTTTTATGGAGTTCCGGCACTTCAGCCCTGTACTTGCCCTCTAGGGTTTTGTACATTTGTTTGTAATCTTTTTCAGGTTTTGCCTCTACCTTTTTTGGAACTTCTGGTTCTTTCTCCGGTTCGGGAGTAACCTCTTTTTCCTGTATTCCGTCTTTGATTACTTCAGATGGAGCAGGTTCTTGCACTTCAGCAGCCTTAAATTCTTCCTTTTCAGTTTCATCTTCAGCCGCTTCAGGTTCGTAAGTCTTGCGCCAAAGTTCATTGGCAGCAGCTTCTTCCTTTTCAATGCTCTTGTAGTTCTTTGACATTTTTCCTCCTTGTGGGCTTATGTATCCACGAAGATTCTAAAACATAGTGTACTTATTAGTGCCATGCTTTAGGGTTTTGGGATTGGCTTGTTACAACCGAATCCCGTTTTTTAAAAATACCTATGCAGTTCGTTAAAGCTGAAACCGCATAGAACTCACTCTCATTATCTAAACTCAATTTAGAAAAAATCTGTAATTGATTTTTTACTTTTGAGTTGTCGCAAAACATTAACCTACCGTCAGTTACCATGTCTTTAATCGTCAGTATTCCCGCTTCAAAAGAAGACACGCTCGAAGTATGTAAAAGTATGTTGCTGTTATTCGAGTATTTCCATCTGCGAAATTCGTTAATATACGAAATATACTTTTTCCCATACTTTGTATAAATATGTGTAAGCCCTATTATCCCCCTTAACTTCTCGAACAACTTGCTTACGGTTACTTCTTCAAACTCTTCTGTGATTCTGATAATCTCTTCAGGGTTTTTAAACTTCTCATCGTTCTTTTTAATCCCTGTTTTAACCACACAAAGAAAAGCAGGATACCCGTCTTCAGGCCATGACATTCCGGCTATGATTTTCACAATAGCTCCGAAAAAATAAGTTCCGGTGAATCCTGTCTTGCCATAGCCTCATAGTTAAAAGCGTGTCTAAAGTGGTCTTCGCCCAATTTCAAATAAACATATCTTTGGCTTCCGGTATCATCGTCTTCAATCAGCTTCTTTGCAACATTATGCAGGTGAAAAGCAAACTTCTGTATCATGTCTGACTGCCTCGGAAGATAAACTAACTGTTCCGCAATCTCCCTATGCGAAGAATCAAGAGACTCTGTTCTGTTTGCGTGAACAATCATTTCCTTTTCATTCCAGCGATAGTTTCCCTTCTGATGTTCGTTGTAGTAGCAAAGAAAAACTCTACCGGGAAATCTCTCTGAAAAGTTCCTAGCGGCTTTTGTGTTCGGCATGGCATCAACAACGCATCTCACAACGTGAAACCGATTCATAAGTTCGTCAAGCTGCCTCCAACCGCTATCGTCTTTTGCGTCCTGTTGGTTATTCCCCTTCAGAACATCAACGTAAATTATCTCTCCACGCCTCTTCTCGTGCCGTCTTCCGATAACCACATGAAGGTTGTTTCCTTGGTCAACTCCCATGTAGCAGCCCTTCTCTGAAGAACTTTCCATTCCACCGCTTGTGCAGCAATCATACACCTGCTGTAACGACAACCTGAAATGCGCATCAACGTACGCAACACCTATCTTCAGGTTATAAAAGTCAGTCAGGTTATTTGTCGTCCTGAACCGGTGTAGTATATTCTCAGGCGAATTTATCTTATATTGAGAGAATAACTGTGAGTATTGCCTCCCTCTTTTTTCAGTGATATGCGGATATTTCGCAACCCACTCACCTTTCGCCGGGTCAAGTTCCTGACCGCATTTCATGCAAGCCCTGTAAGTTCTTCCCCTCACCGTTTGCAGGCACTCTGGAAAAGTGTCCACTAAATTAGTGTATTCGTTACACGCCGGACATTTCAATAACCAATACTGCTGGTCTGTGGTTTGGAATAGCCTATCTATTCCGTAATCCGGCGTTGTCGGGTTTGAAAGAAAAAGCAAATGTCCCTGTTCGGAGTGCGCCATTCTTTCAAGAGCCATATCAACCGAATTTGGCGGCGCTTCGTCAAGTTCGTCAAACACTTCAAAATCAATCGGCACAGACTTTAGACCAACCCGGCTTTTCATGCCTCTTAGATACAGAAAACTATTCCATATCTTTTTGACATTCGCGGAGTCGGTATCTCTTATCCACTGCCCGATATTCCCCGGATTGTCCTCGATAAGCGGAGTAAGCCTTGTTCTGGATAAGTCGGTTACATCAGTTCTCAAAGGAAACAAATAGGCAATACCCCTGTAATTGCCGTATCTGCATCCGTAAAGAACTCTTAATAAAGCCTTAGACGTTAACCCTAACTGTGTGGCTTTAATCTCCACCTGAAATGGGTG